TGCTCTTGGAGAACTTGGTCATCCTGAGGGTCCTACCGTTAATCTTGATCGTGTTTCTCATAAGATTGTTTCTCTTGAACAAAAGGGAAATAACTTTATTGGTAAGGCACAACTTCTCGAAACTCCAATGGGTAAGATTGCAAAATCTTTGATTGGTGAGGGAGTTTGTCTGGGTGTTTCTTCTCGTGGTATTGGTTCATTAAAGATGACTAATGAAGGTCATAAAATTGTCGGTGAAGATTTTATGTTAGCAACTGCTGCAGATATCGTTGCCGATCCTTCTGCTCCTGATGCTTTTGTTCATGGAATTATGGAAGGAAAAGAATGGTGTTGGGAGGGAGGAATCCTTCGTGAAAAATTTGCAGAATCTACAAAGCGTAGAATTAATACGCTAGTAGATCAAAAAACACTTGATGAGCATAAAGTTCAGTTATTCCAAGATTTTATCACAAATCTTTGATTTAATAAATAAATATAGATTATATAAAGATCTAAAACAAATGTCCGTTGGTAGAAATTTACAAGAAATGGAAAACGTAGTAACCAAAGGAGCTGCATCTGCCGAGCCAATGCACAACATCACCCAGAATTCATCCGGAGTAACTACTCCTGGTCAAACTGGTAGTTGGGAAGATCTCGGTGGTCCTACTCCAGAAAATTCAAGACCCGATGACGATTCTAACAAACTCGCCACACCAGGAAGAACTCTTGCTCAAGTCAGAGATGTTGTTAATTCAAAGGCTGCCGCTGCAGAACCTATGAAAGGTATGAAGGAAGAATCTGAGGAAGATGAAGATCTCATAGAAGATGATGAACTTGATGGTGAAGAGGAAGTAGTTTCTGAAGCTTCTGAAGAAGAGGAAGGTGAGGAAGAAATGCATCCAAAGACAAAGAAAGCAAAGAAAGGCAAGGGCGAAGATAAAGAAGAAGAGGAAGAAGAAGATGATGATGAAATGAAGGAAGAGTATGATATCGAAGAAGATGTTAATGCACTTCTCTCTGGCGAAGATCTTTCCGAAGAGTTCCAAGAGAAGGCACGTATCATTTTCGAATCTGCAATTAAATCTAAAGTTTCGGAAATCAAAGAAGAACTACAGTCAGCATATGAAGTTGCACTCGTAGAAGAACTTGAGACTATCAAGGTTGGACTCTCCGAAAGAGTTGATTCATACCTTGAGTATGTTGCTGATGAGTGGATTCAAGAAAATGCACTCGCAGTTGAGCACGGTCTCAAGACTGAAATGACTGAATCATTCCTTCAAGGAATGAGAGGTCTTTTTGAAGATCATTATGTAACAATCCCTGAAGATAGATATGATGTAATAGAGAGTATGGTAGATAAACTTGATGAAATGGAAGGAAAACTCAACGAGCAAATTGAAAGAAATGTTGCTCTAAATAGAAGATTAGCGGAATCAGTTGCTGATGTAATTTTTGCAGATGTCGCTGAGGGTCTTGCACTTTCTCAGAAGGACAAACTCGCTTCTCTTGCCGAAAATGTTGAGTTTGGAAGTGAAGCAAACTATCGTGAGAAACTGGTAACACTAAGGGAATCTTATTTCCCATCGAATGCTGGTACTCAAAGAGACGACTCAGAAACGCTTTCTGAAAGCACCGATATGCAACTTCAGCACCCTGAAGTATCTCCAATTATGGAAGCATATTTACAAACTCTGGGTAGAGTTTCTAAAAAGTGATTTTTAAATGATAAAGTTCAAACAACAACAATTTTAACAGAGGTAAAACAAATGCAAATGTTCAATGCAGAACATCTGCAGGAAAAGTGGTCACCTATCCTGGACTATGATGGTCTCGATCCAATCAGAGATTCACACCGTAGAGCAGTTACCGCTATCCTGCTAGAAAACCAAGAAAGAGAACTCCGCGAAGAGCGTTCATTCCTTTCAGAGTCACCAACAGTTAATACTCAGTCAAGCACCGGAACTCCTGGTTTCTCTGCTGGCGCGTCTTCACCTGTTGCTGGTTTCGACCCAGTTCTGATCTCACTGATCAGACGCGCAATGCCTAACCTGGTCGCTTATGACCTCGCTGGCGTTCAACCAATGAACGGTCCTACTGGACTTATCTTCGCAATGCGTTCGAAGTATAAGACCCAGAACGGTTCAGAAGCTCTCTTCGGAGAAGCTGATACCGCATTCTCCGGTCAGGATGACGGACTTAATCTTAATAATGGTTTCACCAACGGCGCAGTTGGTATGGGTACTACTGCTCAACGGGGCAGCAATCCTGGTCTTCTCAATCCAGAATCAGGTCAAACTGCTACTACCTACAATGTAGGTCAGGGTATGAGAACTGATGACGCTGAGAATCTTGGTTCTGGTGCTGGTGATCAGTTCAACGAGATGGCATTCTCAATCGAGAAAGTCACCGTTACTGCAAAGTCACGCGCACTGAAAGCTGAGTATTCACTCGAACTCGCACAAGACCTGAAGGCAATTCACGGTCTGAATGCAGAAGCTGAGTTGGCAAACATTCTCAGCACTGAGATCCTTGCTGAAATCAACCGCGAAGTTATTCGTACCATCTACAGAGTTGCTGAGTCTGGTGCTCAAGCAAACGTTGCTCAGGCAGGTACTTTTGACCTCGACGTTGACTCCAATGGTCGTTGGTCAGTTGAGAAGTTCAAAGGTCTTATTTTCCAAATCGAGCGCGATGCTAACGCAATCGCACAAAGAACTCGTAGAGGAAAGGGTAATATGATCCTTTGTTCCGCTGACGTTGCTTCGGCACTCACAATGGCAGGCGTTCTTGATTACACCCCTGCACTTAATGCTAACTTGAACGTTGATGACACCGGCAATACTTTTGCTGGTATTCTTCAAGGCAAGTACCGCGTATATATTGACCCATATTCGGCAAACGTATCCGCTGATCAGTATTATGTTGTTGGTTATAAGGGTTCTTCCCCTTATGATGCTGGACTGTTCTACTGTCCTTATGTTCCTCTCCAAATGGTTCGTGCCGTTGGTCAGGACACCTTCCAACCCAAGATTGGATTTAAAACCAGATATGGTCTGGTTGCAAACCCATTCGCTGAAGGAACCAACGCTGGTCTTGGCGCTCTTAATGTTAACGCAAACCGTTACTACAGAAGAGTCAAAGTTGCAAATCTCATGTAAAATTAGATTTTAAATTGAAATTCAGAGGGGAGAAATCCCCTCTTTTTTAGTATAAATAAAAGATACACACCTATTTAATATATTGGCTTTCATATATAAAGCAACAAATAAAATTAACCAAAAATTTTATATTGGTAGAACTTGTTATGATAAACTATACAAAAGAATTAGCACACATATTTGGTATGCTAAACATATAAATTCCAACATTCCATTTTCAAATGCTTTAAGAAAATATGGAAAAGAAAACTTTGAGTGGGAAATTTTGGAAGAATGCAATAATAAAAATATGGGAAATAGGGAAATATATTGGATAAATCAATTAAATCCAGAATACAATGTAACTCTTGGGGGAGATGGAGGAACTTATGGAAGACCTTGCCCAGATCATGTAAAAGAAGCAACTAGTAAATCAAATAGTAAACCAGTACTAGATACAAGAACAGGAATTGTATATAAAAGTGCAACAGAAGCATCTAAAAAATTAGGAATTTTAAGAACTAGTATTTCTAGAAGTTGTGCAAGAGATGAAAGTAAGAGTCGCCCTAATAGAAAACCATGGTTTAGATATGCATAAATCCACTAAATAAAAATAAAACATTATGTCAGCAGCGTTTGCTAATCAAATAGGTAATAGAAATTTCTTATCTCCTGCTGGATTTAGATTTACATTAGCAAAGGAACCGAAGGCAGCATTTTTTTGCAATGCAGTAAGAATTCCAGAAATTACATTACCAGTAGCAACTCAACCAAGTTATTTGAAGGATATTGATGTTCCCGGAGAAAAACTAACGTATGGAGATTTGAGCATCAAATTTTTAATTGATGAAAATCTTGAAAATTACATGGCAATTCATAATTGGTTGACTGGATTGGGATTTCCAGAATCAGCACAAGATTTTAGAGATCTTATTACAAATGATGATTTATCATTTG